CTATGGAAGTATAAAGAATAAGATTAAAAGTAAGCCCATCGATCCTAAAGCAAGATAACGATCTGATTTGGTTTCCTCTTTCGATTCTTCTTCTTTTACCCAAGTAACTTCTTTTTTTTGAATTGTAACAGCTTCTTTTTTAAAACCTCTTCTTGTACCATCTTGGTATTCTACGATGATTCCTTGTTCGTTTTCTGAAGTTTTAACGTTTTCAATTACTTCGTTTGTTTTAGAGTTTGTGACAGTGTCTGCGAAGAGTAAATTGAAAGAAAGTAATGCAAATACACATAAGAATGGGAAGAATCTTGTAATCATATTGTAATCGTTATCCTTTGAGAATGATATTCGCTTCTCATTCGTATCCAATACTACAAGAGGAAAATCGTAAGAATTGTTACAATCGTATTAAAGATAACTTTAGAAAAGATTTTATAAATTAACGTGAGTTCGATGTAAGAATTTCATTTCTCTAAAAAAAGCTAGAATCTGAACTTTGCAGATCGATTCTAAAATGTGGGGACTCATACTTTTAGAGAATTCTTTCTCATTTTCTGAATCCAAGTCATGTTAAAATAGTTTTCATTTTTTTGAAAACCGCAAAACGGCGATTTTACGTAAAGTTTAATTAGGCGAAAATTCTTTTAGGATCTTTATATGAGGTCCTTGATTAGAATTGGTCTACCAGACAGTGTAAATTTAAAAATAAATTCTAATCGTTTAAACGTAAAAATACTATATATTCTATAGTTCTAATCAACCTGTGCTGTTACTGGCAGTTCAAGAGCAAAGTGTTATCTAAAAAACCAAATATAGTCAAAATGATTATGAAGACGAATAAAAATAATACTATAGGCTTGTTTCCAAGGTTAGAACTATGAGATCTCGCTCAAAAAAAGCCAATAATTCTTTGTTAGGTGCAATTTGTAAGAACTTCGACAACTTTGCGAAATCCATAGTTAATTTTTAGTAATTCGAGTATTAAAATAAAAACTCATTTTCTAAATATAAATTGGTAAAAATATTCGTCGAAAAATAAAGAAAGGTGTTTATTATAAAGTTTTAAAGTTCTTTTAGAACGATGGAAACGATCGGTAAAAAGTTTGGATGTTGATGTATGAACAAATTGCGGTTGATTTCCACTCAACAAATAAATTTGTAGGTTTCGAAAACCGTTTTTTGAGATCGATAAATAGTGTCGTAATATTCACAAATTGGAAATAAATTTATGAATTCTAAATATAAACTAACAGAATTTTTCGTCAGTTATATTCGAGTCGATAGGACTTAAATCTATAGAGTTTATTTGCTTTTGGCAGATTTTATGTAAGAAACTCTGAACAAAAAAAGGAAGATTTTACGATTTTAAATTAGAAAAATAAACAATTGAAAAAGTTTCGCTATACAACTGTTATCTGGGGATTTGTGATGTGTTCTTCCGACGTAAATTATGAGGTTGGATTGAAACGGCTTTAACTTTTTTAGAATGGAGGCATAAAAAAATTTTCGTGGATTTGTGTTCGAAAGGAACTAATCTCATTGAAATCAGAAAAAATGAACGATTCGAAACCTTACGGAGCCGATCATTTTAAGAGAACTTTCTATAAAATCAATTTGTAAAATAGTGTTGTTTTATAAATTCAATTGAATGTAATAGACTCTTTGATCGGATAACAAAACTCGAACGGAAACGTTATGAATTCATTGCTCAATCTATATAACTGGAATATCCGCCAAAAATTAATGGTGATCATTTCGATTATCATTCTTATCTCTTTAGGAACAATCATCGCTCTCGCTACATATTTTTTCAAATCGGATAACGAAATTCGTGTTAAAGAAAATAACTTGAAACTGACGGATGTAATTAGTCAAAAAATACGTTCGGATATTGCCTCTTTGACAAAACGTTCTCTGCTTCTTGCTCGGTCTATGGCGGATTCGGAGGAATCTAGCGATATTTTACAAAACGACGACGATATTTTTTATCTGAAAATTTTCAGAAAAGAAGGTTCTGATTACGTAGGCGTCAAACGAATCATTGATGAACGTACTCTAAAAGACTTTAAAGTTAGTTCGGATAACGCGGATAAAATTGTACGTAAATATTTAAACGGACAAAAAAAGGCTCAGCTCGGAAAACCTCTCGTATTTAACGTATCACCCGATTTTCGTAGGCCGGTATTGTATCTTTCCATTTTTGTAGGGGACAAAAACAATTCGGCAATACTCGTTTCTTTGGTAAAAATGGATTCTATATTAGATTCTTTTAAAACATCCGGAATCACACAATTTTTTCTAGTAGGAAACGACGGAGCTCTAATCGCACATTCCGATTCTAAATTGATTTTACAACCTACCGATCTTAAAGACGAACCGATTGTTAAAAATTTATTAGAAAGTGCAATCAGTAATGGACAAACTCGCTACAAAGGAAAGGACGATCAATATTATTTAGGTTCTTTTAGAAGAATCGGATACGCTGGACTTGGAGTAATTTCTAGTACTTCTGAAAAGAAAGCGTTTGAAGAAGTTTATAATATTCAAAAAAGAAATATTTATCTGATGATCGTAGTAGTAAACGTTTCTATATTATTTGTATTTTTTTATGCAAGAAGACTGACAAGACCAATACTTAAACTTGTGGACGCTTCCAAACAAATCGAACAAGGAAACTTTCATATAGATCTCAAACCGGAGTCAGGAGACGAAATTGGAAGGCTCACTTCTTCTTTTGTCGAAATGGGAAAAGGTTTATCCGATCGAGATAAGATGAAGGACGCATTCGGAAAATTTGTCAACAAAGACATTGCGGAAATGGTTCTACGAGGAGAAGTAAAACTAGGAGGAGATAAAAGGGAGTGTGTGATTTTATTTTCTGATATTCGTAACTTCACTTCTATCTCGGAAAAAATTGAACCGGAATTAGTCGTAGAATTTTTAAATCAGTATTTTACTGCAATGGTAAAGTGTATTAACGAAAACGGAGGAAGCGTCAATAAATATATAGGAGACGCTATTATGGCCGTTTGGGGGGAATTGGGACATACGAATTCCGACACGGAAAGATCGATTTTGGCCGCGTTGGATATGCGTAAGAGTTTGATACAATTCAACAAAGGAAGAGGGAGTGATAAAAAACCAAAAATATTTATCGGGATTGGAATCAATACGGGAGAAGTCATTGCGGGTCAAATCGGTTCCGAAGATAGGCTGGAATATACGGTCATAGGTGATACTGTCAATCTTGCTTCTAGAGTGGAATCTTTGACAAAAGTATTCGGTGCGGATATATTAATCACAGGAAATTCCTACGAAAAAGTAAAAGGAATTTTTAATGTAGAAAAGCTAAAACCAATTCAAGTAAAAGGAAAAAAATCTCTACAGACTATCTATGCGGTTTTAGGGCATTCTAAAGATAAAAATTGTCCTAAAAATTTGAAGGAGCTTAGAAAACAAATTGGAATGGAATTCAAATCTGGCAGGTCTAAATAACGGGTATGAAAGATAAAATTCTTTCAGGTGATAAACCGATTTTATTTCTTCTTATATTTAATATCGTATTGTTTACGGGAGTATTTATATACGATTATACTCGATACGGATATCAAGGTTCTCAAAAAGTGATTGGAACCATTCTTTATAAATCAAATACAACTCGAAGAAAATATGACTCCGAAGTGGTCTGGAAAGAAATTGAAGTGGGAAATTCCGTTCAAAACAGAGATACAATTGTAACTTCCGAGGGTTCTCAGGCAAAGATCAGACTTTTGGATGGAAGCGAGATTATGATCGCTGAAAACTCAATGATCTTTATAGATTATTTGGACAATCGTGCTAATTTAGAAATCTCAGCAGGTGGATTACAAATTACAAGGAAATCGGATAATAAAGAAAATACTTCTTCTTTGGGAATTCGTTCCGGTGACGGGGTGTTAAAACTTGTAGAAGGGGTTGTAAACGTAGAAAAGAAAAAGGATCAAAGAACTCTGGATTACGCGATTCTTTCCGGAGCGGTTAAACCTGATCCTAGCAATCCTTTTCCCATGTCGCCTAAAAAATCTTTGGACGGATTTGAGAAGTTATTTCCTGGATCGGAGAGTATTCAGACTGTTAAATCCATTCAAGCCGCCACTTCTGCCGTAAATTCTAATTCGTCAGTTAACACAAATTCGGCGACTAATCCAGGTCCCCACGGTACTTCTTTATCAGGTACTAATATTACCCCGTCTATAAAATCTGAAAATACCACGACAAAATCACAAAACACGGGAACCGATTCACAATCTAAACCTGGTTTAAAAACAGAACGAATTGGTTCATCGGGAAACAAAAATCAAAACGAAGTCAATTCGAAAGCAGATTATGATCCGGGAGATTATATTAAAAAACAAAAATATGAACATAAGGTTCAAGAGAAATCAGATTCTCCTGCAGTTCACCAAAATAAAACTGAGTTTAAACCTTCTGAGTCGACTCAGGCACCATCCAAAAGTGGTAGATCTTCTTATCCGGAAGTAAAAAAACAAAGACAAAATCGAGAATGGACTCCTGAAGAATTACTTCGGCAAGAAAAAGAAAAACGCAGAAGAGAAAGGGAAGATAAAGAGCAAAGAGAATTTTTGCGAATGTAAAAATTAACTTTCATCCACATAAATGAAGATTGTTTTATGGCGATTTCTGGAACTTATCTAACGTGAGTTTGATGTAAAAAAACGATTTATGAAAAATATTATAAAATCCGTATAAACTTTTTTTCTATTATAGTCGTAGATAGATTTTTTTATATTAGAGTTGTTGAAAAATTCCATAGCGGTGATTAACAAAATTACTTCAATCGACCATTTCATGAAACAAAAACAAGATGGAGAATTCATTTTTTAACAACTCTATTTTAATAGAGTAAAAACTGAGAATAAAGTTATAGTTTCGTTCCTTTCTTTGAAAGGAGTGATACTCCCTTTTTTAAAAAAAACGCACTCGAAATAGAGTGCTCAATGTTAGGATTGTCTAGAAAAATTAAAATTACTTCGTAAAACGTTTAATGGATAAAAATTCATAATTGTGATTATATTGCTTTAAAGTATCACAAAATTTCTTTGAATTTAAATAACTATTATTGTAAAAAATCAGTCAATATAAATTCAATTGTGGTATAAATTTATTATACTAAGAGCTTATCCAAAATCCTAAACACCGACCCATAGGGAGGCATCACCAACCCCACAAGTATTTGATCTCAATATAAATCTGTCGGAATTACGACAAATCCTCTATAAAACTTAGTTCCCACTCCACAACGCGATTCATAAAGAGCGTTGTGCTGAGTTTTCCCTATTTTTGGGTGTGGGGCGGTAAGGTTCGGAAAATTTTTCTCTATCAGAAAAACATACTTTTTGCAAGTAAAAAGACTCATTCTTGTCGGAACACTTGAAAAATGTGCCTTTTTGAGCTTTCTGATTCTAAAATCCTATTCAACTTGTGGGTAAGGGGAGGTGTTTGCTGAGTTTCCACCGACCTGCAAAGCGACCATAAAAGCGAGATTGAGTTTCACAAAAATGTAGGAACCTGCAAAAATTTAACGACATTAGAACTATTCGAAAGTTCGCAAATTGCCAAATGCAATCTAATTTATAGGAGCTATATTGCATTTTATTAAAAATTTCTAAAGAATGATCGCGTAAAATTCTTTGAGGTTTTGGGCCAAGCTATTAGTTTTATTTTAAAATGAGACGAGAAGGTTCGTTTCTTCTGGAATTTTGGAATCTTATATAGTTAAAAAATAGATTTAATTTTAAAATTGAAGATATTGTATCTCAAAAAAGAAAAAACTTGTGATTTAGAAAATGATTTTGGTTAACATCTGGATAAAAATTAAAGAAAAACGTAGTAAGAAAAAAATCGTGTCACAAAATATCTAAGAACTTTAGAATTTAACGCTAGTTTGATGAAAAATATTGGAAAAATTTTTATAAAAGAGAAACCTACATAAAATTATATAAGGTTTTATCTCAATTGATTTTCAAGGAAGGATTTTGTTTAAACGGGTTTTAAGCAATTCTTGATAGGATATATTCTAATTGTTTTCGATTTCTTGTTTTTCCAGGCTAAAAATAAATCTTTGGGCGATTTCAAATTCTTTTTTTGGAAGTACTGTAAGTATTTCAATCATTTTAGGAAGGCCCTCCTTAGAAGTTATTTTTTTTAACAAAGTCTTTTCTAGTTCAAATTCTTTTGTTCTTGTTCGAGACGTTTGTATTCGTCTAGTTACTTTTTCTGGAAGTTCTCCTTCGAGAAGCCATTGTCTTCGGTATCCATGAACCATTTCTATTGTAATTGCAGCATCCTCTGGTATTGGAAATCTACCACTTAGCCAGCCACTGATTGTCTGTTTGGATTTGCCAATTGTGACTCCAAACTCCCTTTGATTTCCTTTGAAATCTAAAAGTATGGTTTTTAGTCTTTTTTTTTGCTCGCTCAAAATATATCCTGGAATAATACTTTTTAATTGACATTAGTATTAAAATAATACTAATCTGTCTTTAGAAAACCTATAAGTAGCATAACTTTCAAAAAATCAATTCAAATGTCAGTTCTATTGCAACTATGGGTCATAATCTTTAAAAAAATAATACTTTTAAGCTATAGAAATGGATTGGTTGTATAAAAACATGTTTTTGCCGTTGAAAAATAAAATGTTTTTGATCTTTCAATTCTTTTATCTCCAGAGTAAGTTTCCTTTCAAAAAATTACAATACGAGCGAAATCGGGGAAAATTACCGATGTCGTATCGAAGCGAAAAATAAAGTCGATGTAAAAGTTTTGTCGGAACAACACGCTCAACGGAAAAAGGACCTAAATCTTTTCCTCTTGAAGATAAATCTGAGTAAATCTTAGTCTGAATTTGAATCATAGATAAGGATTGACGGTTGAGATATATCATCGTGAATTTCAAAACAGGATCTGGTTACAGAGTCAAATTACTATCGATAAGTGAAGACAAATATTAAATTTAGCGAAGAATTAACGTATGAACAACCTTAACCATTTAATTCCAGTTTTAGCGGGATTTCTCCATTTGTTTTTTGGAATATATGTCTTTAGTTTAAAACCAAGACAAAAGCTACAAACTTTATTCCTGTTCATGAATATATGTATGGCTCTTTGGCTCTGCATGCAAGGTCTTAGAGGATTATTTCCTCTTGAATACCGTAATTTCGGATTAAACATAACGTTCCTCCCGATGTCCATTGCAACTTTTATCTATTATCTTCTTTGCAAGAAGATGGAAAATCCAGATCAGAAAATTTCGATTTGGATACAAGGTGCAGGTTTGATCGGGTTTCTGTATTTTACTTGGGCTTCTTTGAATCAGAAAATGGTTGTACTGGGAGATCCGGACACTTTCGTTTTCGATTTCAGTTTGAATTACCATTTGATCATTACCTTTTCGGCTTTTTGGGTTGTGTTGTCTGCTTGGACAATTTTAAAAAGAATGCTGGTTAAGAGGGGAAATGATAAGGTAAGGCTTTTTTTTATTTTACTTGGTTCCATGTTCGCCTATCCTATAACCTTGGTATTCATTTATTTTTTGCCTTTTTTAGGAATTTATAAAGCTTACTTATCTTCTTTAGGGCTTTCTATTGGATCAATTTGTTGGGCGGTTGCAATTTTGCACTATGACGCTTTTAAAATTAAAGCTGGTTTGATTCAAGGTCAGAGAGTTTCTTTTATTAACCGCCTGGCCTCCAAACCTTTTTTGACGTTGATGGGCAAGTTGGATCCAATGCGGTTTATTCAAAAAAGTTCTAAGGAAAAAGAAGAACTCACGAAGCAAATTCTCATACAAGACTTTTACCTTGCCGAAAATACTGGCGAAATATCGGTCGATGAAAGAGCTAAAATTCTCTCTAGACGATTTGGTAAATATTTTAAGTAAATTATCTAAAAACATTTAAAAACTCATCTGTGATAATATTGTTTGACTTAATATCACAGATGGATACCTTAGTGCTATCGGGTATATTTCGAATTAGAATCTGAGTCAACTTTTTTTGTAGTTTGAATTCGGATTTGTTTCGAAAGATCAATTTCTTTCAATCAATACTAAAATTAATTTTTAGTTACTCGTATGATAGCGGAGGTGAATATGTCGAAGTGGTATGATCCGGCAGAATTGGAGGATTTTTTAGGTTCATTACCTAAGTTTAGAGTGAGGCTTCGACTTGCGTCCGAATATAAAAATCGCCAAGAAAAAGTGCCAAAAGAACTCAGATATATGATTTTGATTCAAAGATTATATCTACAAAAAAAAATACTTTTAAGACGAAACGAGTGGATGAAAGGGGAATTAAGAAGTATTTTCTCGGAAAAGGTTCAAATAGAGAGTGAATTTAAGGTTCTGGAAAAACTATTAAAAGAAATTCGGAATGAAAACGCAGATTTGATCTGTGGTTGATTTTATACTACTTTATAAAAATCGAATATCTCTTCGCCACAATAAACTATTTTATTCGATCTTATTTTTAATGATTCATTATAAAATTTCCTATAATTTTTAAATGTTAGGAACGTCTAAACCCAATCGAACCCGGCACATATATAGATTATTGAGTATTTCCTTTGGAATTGTGTGGATGGAAAAAATCGTGGTTTACAAATTGGAGACGGACGTGTCTTTTCTTGACTTTGATCCTATCACAAAGAAAAAGTTCTTTGCGGAGATATTACGAATTCTGAAAAAGAGAATTATATAAAAAAATCTTTATAAACTAAATTTCTAATTTAACGTGAGTTTGGTGTGAGAGAGTTTTTTTATAAAAATCTAATTTTTCCATAAAAAATAAAAGTTTAAAAATTTATAATGTAATTAACGTGAGTTCGACGTAAGAATATTTGGGCGAATCGCTCGCAAATTTTATAGTATACAATGGCTCGCGACCGCGCTTGAACTCAATGTTACTTGTTCAGGCGCAAAATCAAGGCGCAAAATGTGCAGCGAAACGCAAACTGAAGCAACAAATATCATCTTAAACTACCAAAGGGGGATTGAGAAGACCAGTGCTAAAAGGGTTCGTTTGTAAAAAACAGGGATTTCGCCAAATCCTTTAAGATAGTATCCTTTTATGCCCTAATGAAAGAGAGACGGCAGGGAATTAAGTTTATGAATTGTATGTGCTATCTCAATCCTCCGCGAGGCGACATCAAAAATATCCTTGTCTTTTTCGATTCCGACAAAATTCCGGCCTGCCCGAATACAAGCAACTCCCGTCGTGCCGCTGCCCATACAGTTGTCTAAAACAGTATCACTGATGTTAGAGTAAGAGCGAATTAAAAAATCCATTAGAGCAACTGGTTTCTGTGTCGGGTGCATTCCTTTCTGAAACTCGCTCGCAAAACACAATACGGAGTCAGGCAACCTTGTACCGTCGTCTATATATCTATATTGATTCATATCTGAGTTCGATAACTTAAAAAGCGATTCTGGCTTGTGAGATTTTCTAAGCTTAACGCCCTTACGTTGATATATAGGATTTATTTTATACGTCTGAGGGTTGTAAACGGGAGGTTTTTTATAGAATATTAAAATATTCTCATGTGATTTTTGAGGCATTTTTTTTGCATTGAGAAACCCCGAGGACTTTGATTTGTACCAAATTAATTCGTAGCGAAATAGCCTAGGATTGCTGTTGATTAAAGCCGTCGTAAACGGTTGACTCGCAGTAAGAATTATTGCACCATTGTCAATAATTATCCGTTCGTATTCTCTCCACAGGAATTCTAGCGGAAGTGTTTTGTCCCATTTGCATCTTGTCGTGCCGTAAGGCAAGTCCGCTAAAATTAACCTTATAGATTCATCCGGAATTTTTGGCAATCTGTCAAGACAATCGTCAAGGTAAAGATCAGTTGTGATGTCTGTCGTCATAATTTAATCGTATTTATTGCCATAAAGCAGACAGCTCGGAATCTGTTACGTTAGGATTGTCGTTTATAGCAATTTCGGCTTGCCACTTTTTTGCGTATAAACTTTGACCTGCATAAAAAAGGTCTAACTCAATTAAATCTGATAACTCGGCTAACTCCTTCGCTTCTAATAAATAAAATCCGTTAGAAGCATTCCGCCACTCCGGAAGAGACGCAATAAGTTGTTTATTGTAAATAGTTAATGTTTTTTGAATATTCTCTAAGTAAGTTCTACCCGAATCCCAAAGCATACCTTTGTAGTCAACTGTATCCCTGTAAGAACTTACCCGAGAATAAAAGATCTGACTATTTTTTCTTAACAAAGATTCTTTTTTACGCTCTTTGTCGATTATCCAACCGGAATCTGTATATTTTTGATACTCCACCAGATTTCCGGCAGAGTCCTTGAAAGGTTCTATCTCCGTTTCTATTTCCGAATCTATTTTATCTTCCCAGCCCTGTAGGACTCTTTCCTCTCCCGAAGTTTTATTATATACTTTTTCGGGAATAAAATCTTGTGTTACTCCGTCTTTAATTTCCGCAAGAAACGCTTCTCCGATTTCTGGATTATAGTGAAGAGAATATACGATTTCGTGCTGATCTGGTTTAAAGTTCCCCCAGGCTTCTACGCCCGTAAGCTTGTTTGGGTCTGTGTTGATCCAAATTACCTTTTTATTCAATTTATCTAATATGTAATTCATTATGCTACCCTCACTTTGTATTTTACCGCGATGAATGCAGGTGTGGTTTCGTTTCCGGTTCGAGGTGTTCCGTTGGAACCATAGGCCATTGCATAATCTGTTATCGCTTTATTGATTGTTCCAACAACTCCTGATCCTCCTCCAAGCGGCCCAGGCGTATAGTTATTGGGAAACCCATTTTGCACGAAATGCGCATGCTCCTGAAACTGATCCTGCCCCGCGTATCCAATTGCACCACCATTATAATTCCCACCGGCTGCTTTGGCTCTTGTTCCATGCACGCCAGCACCTCTCGGAAAAATTCCCTTTCGATCCGGGATATTGAACGTAGTTGAACCGTCTCCAAAACCGTATTCTATATTTGTGATCATCTCACCGGTTTGAGAAGAAGTTAAATCCAAGATAGGGCCGGCGTCGGTAGACGAAATTTGAAAGTCGTTGGCGGTTGGATTTCTTACATAATAATTTACTAATGCGGCAATTCCTCCTCCGGTAAAAGAAAACTTTACAAGTTGACCCTCAATACAACCGTGATTTGTGCAACTGATTCGATCCGTTGCAGCGACGATTCCCGCAACGTTACGACGAGCTAAATTCCAAAGTGCGGAAAATGTGACCCTAGAGATCGATTGCCCATTAACGTGCAGGAAATTAGAATTTGACAATTGATCAAAATTGTCCTCAACAACTCCACCCAAGGGAATCAAGAGCGAATTTACAAGACCTGTTAGATTTGTAATACTACTTGCATTGGTATCAATTCCGGATTTTAACGAATTGTCGTTATCTAAAAGTCTTTGAAATTCCGCCTGTAACAACAGGCCGTCTCGCGGAGTCGTGCGGTCCCATGTACGCGTAAGCGAATTATTAAAAGCCATCAATCTAACTCCTTAAAGTGTTTAATATAAATTGTAATCCCGAGAGTGGCTTTAGAAATTTTATCATAAGCCTCAGATAGCTCGCTTCGGCTTAAATTGCCTATATCTATCTCAATCGCCGCAGGTCGAACACCTGTCGGATCTAAAATATCGAGACCGTCGAAAGTCCCACCGCCGTCAAAAAAAAATTCAATTGCAACCCTAACCGAAGGTTCAAAGACGCCAGCACCGTCAAAAAAACCGGAACCGTCAAGCGCATCCCATTCAGACTTATTAGAATAACACATTTCCCTAATGTTCGGATTATCTGAATATTTACTTAGAATCTCCCTGAGGGCGGGAATTGTAACAATCTGATTAATCGGAGAGTTTAAAATTTTATCACGATACAAAGAATCAGATACCCCAAGCCGTGGAACCCCAAACGCTAGCCCTATCTTATCAAGCTGAACTCCTACTTGAATATCTATATCGTAACTTGGAATAATAGCCGCCTCAATCTCGTTCGAAGAGATTGCAACTAAACTCCAAAACTTTACAACCCCCGAATCTGGGTCTTTGTTATAAACGCTGCTCGGGAGCTTATAAACTAAAGACGAATGATCCATCAATGTATAACCACTTGTATATTAGCCGTAAAAGCCTTAGCTACTTGTGTAGGTGAAACGACCACCATATTGGCGTTAGTTGTCCCTGAGCTCGTGCCCAACTGTATCAAAAGATTATCAACTCCCACGACGTTACCGATTGCGGAATAGATTGGATAGGCGACGACGTTTTTACCGGTGCCAAGACCTTTGTAGGGGTAGTTCACGCCCGCAATAGTGTCCACGCCTCCGATCGTGCGAACAATCGCGGTCTTAATAAACGTTATGCTATTATTATCAAATAAAGAATTTCTCCAGATTTCAACTTTTATAAAAATCTGTAAATCACTCGGACGGTCAAAATATATTAGATTTCCGTCAATTGTTTTCTGAACAGATCCGGAAAGCCTAATCCCTCCAGGTTTATATTTGTAAATCAAATTTGCTACAAGGTCGTCTGTTCCACCATCGACGATAAAATGAAGCGAATTGGCCGGAAGGTCGTCCACTTGAACACCAAGTTTATTTTCTCGGATCGAACAGCTAACAATTGAAGGTTCATTTTCGACCTGTGCCTTGGTGTAAGGAAGGGCACCTGAATCTTTTTCGGTCGTGACGAGCCCTAGATAGCGAGCAAGTAATTCCGGATCGGTCTCCCGCTCAGAACCGCCAGAACTACTTTGAGGATTGGTCACATTATAATAGTCTGTATTAGGATTTACGAATACAGTTAAGGAGTTAGGAATAACCCTTTGGGCTAAACCAGGAATCACGGCTTCGAATTGCACAGAAGCGGAACCGGACAAAATTGTTTTGTCTTCGCTTGATTTAAACTGAACCCCTTTGGGAGTAGATACCAGAAGCCCTTTGGGAACCGTGGCGTAGTCCAAGCCATGAATAACCAGAATTACCATTTCGGATTGAGCCTCTTTACGCTTAACTCCTCTTAAGCGAACGAGCCTATCAAGGGCAACGCCCGAGGCTGTATCTAAATAAGATTCGTTATAATCAGATTCGATCGCTTGCCAGATCAAGAACTGAGATTCGGAAATTAATTCGATAAACTTCCCAAGAGGGGCGTATGGAGAGATGTCCTCGTTTGGTCCAAAAATATTTTGTGCAAGAGTAACTAAGTCGGACTTAATTGCTTCTTCGTCTTTGATAACAAAGCCGGATAAAGTGGCACCGTAAGAAGTCATAAATCCCCCGATATAATACCGTAGACGGTTTGGACTGTGTATCTAATAAGCGCGGTCCTTAGCTTGCTATTATATTGGTTTGCCTTGTCCTCAGTATCGATAAAAATTATTTCGATTGATTCAATTGAAATAATCTCCGGATCTTTTTTTAGTTCAAATCTAACCAGGGCCTCCGCTTCTTTCTTACTCGGGTTTTTACGTAAGATCCTTTCCCAAGGAAAGCCGATTAACTGGTCAAACTCCCACTCTCCACGCCAAAGCTTAAATCGATTCGTGATCCTTTGTTTGAGACAATCGGAACCACTTATGCGAGTAGTCGTTAGGTCACCGCTATGTATTAAAAAAGTATTCATTAGTTATTCTTGATATTCTGGGATAGCATAGTCGAGAGTCTTGCCTTTAAGGACAAAAAGACAGCCGTGTTTATCGGGACGCCGGAAGCAGCTCCAGGGCTCGAACACGGAACCGTTAAAGATGTAATAGCGTCTAAAATATCCGATAGGATATTTTTAAGGCTTTCGCCCAATACAGATTTTTCGGAACTCGCCTGACCAGATTTAAACTCAATCCCCGAAGGCCGAACATTGATATAAGTGGAACCCGTCGCGTCACAAACAGTAAGACCGGTCCTTTGGACAGCGGGCGGAAGCTGAAACGGTTGAGTCGGAATACCAAACGCAACCGAACAGTTCTCAAGACCGAACCGAGGAGGTTCTAAACTATCAAGATCCTCCTGGGTTTTGTCGATCATGCCCCGGATTGAATTTTGGATCGAATATGGAGAAGGAGCCAAATAAACAACATCCCCCCTTTGATAGTCAGGGACGATCATTAAGCCGCCAGAGTAAAAGACGTTAACAGGCAATCTTACGAGCAAAGGCAATTCCTCGAAATCGTTTTCGGTCGGAACTTTTAAAAGAGGTTTAACGGAGGCGGTTAAGGAAGACTTATCAAAAGAATCAATCTTACCGTATAAGCCAGTCCATACTTTACAAAGTTCTGAATTGATTTTTTCTTGCAGAATTTCGGGGGTAATCATATCAAACCGCCTTGCATTCGAATTCTGTAAAATAATCAACTGTCCTAGAGCCGCCCTTGTGCTGCCCTTTTAAAACTAAGAACTCGGAATCGATCTTAGAGTTAGTTGTATTGTTATGAAAAGACAAGTGCACCTTTTCGCCCTTGGTGATTAAAGGGTTTAGTAAACATTTAACCTTCCAGCCGCTTTTAGTTTTTTGAGGATTGCCAATCAGACCTGAAGTCCTATCTAACAAAACAATCTCTTTTGATTTGTGGCGAGTGGTCCAATTATTGTCCTCTATAATCAATTTACCAAGTTGAAAGTATCTACGGGCTTTTACTTGTTTGGATAACCGGTCAATTACGTAACCCAAGGATTCGCCGGAAAAAGTAATTTTATCGATTAGGGCGTCCTCAGAAAACCGAAGTGCAAAATATGTAATATTATATTTTGCAAATAGTTGTGTCAAAATAGACGAGACCAAAGTTTTCTGAAAAGTCTCTATTACGGAAAATGAATATAACTGATTGAGCAGGTCCGAAATTTTGAACTCTAAAATCCGATCAGGTCCTCGCGCGCTAACCTTATGCTGAAGTATATCGCCCTTGGCGACAAGGGAAAGATCGTTTCCATATCCGACAAAAAGCTCAGCCCGAGAATGAATTGTATCCGACTTCTTTTTACCGGTCTTAGGGGCGCACATATCAACCGTAGAATTTAGAACATTGTAAAGTGATATAGTAGTTAAATTAGTTTTATCAAACAAAACGTCAAACTCGATAGAAAATAAATTTGCACCCTTGGAATCGTGTGAAAATATTTTCACCCTCCCGTCTGGTGACTCTATTCTGACTTCCACCTGTCTTAAGAACTGCATATTAAAACGTCCAATCCTTAAGTAAGTATATAATAATATTATGATACACAAATTCAAAATAATTGATATACATTTATAAATCCTCCCCGTCATCAAAAAAAAGAAAAACATTATTCCCAAACGTATTTTTATTTACCTGTAGGTTGGAATAACCCTCATTTGAAAGGTCCCCTAAGCAAAGAGGAACTAAACTGAAATTTGCAAAACCTAACATACAATCAATCCCATAGGACAACTTAGAAGTATGCAGAATATCTAATCCGTCCTTGACGTATAAGGTAATAAAATCAAAACGAGAGTTGTATCTAAATTCAAACTCAAAATCCTTGTTCCCGAGCTGAAAAATCTTGGAAACCGGGAGCTCATCAAATCTTACTTGTAAGAACCTGATCATTACGAGATTTCCTTGACTGAGCTTTTGACTTTTTTAGAAGACTTTTTATCCGTTTTATTGGTGGGCGTTTTACCTTTTGTTTTAACCCCCGTAGCACCGGAAACCGCCGTTTGTGCTTCGGTTACGATAATACGCTTTAGCTCCAAGGAAATTTCAACGGATTTACCAAGTTCGGTTTCTCGGCGTGTGCGTATATTACCAATTGCTAAATTTTCTATAACTTCATCGTCTAAACCTAAATACAGCGGCTCATCAATATCGTCGTCAAATAAACCAGACATACCAAATAACGAAATCATACTATTAATCAAGCCGCCGGTCCCATAACCCTCCACTTTTACAATACTTCCAACCCTTTGCCAGTATATTAGAGTTTTAAGTTTTTCGGAAGTGCTCGTAATTGAAGTAAGACCGACGTCACTTGAAACAACACAAACTAAACTTATCGTAGGAGGCGAGGGAATAACGTGGTCTGAAATGTTTGCTGTGTCAGTATTGGTTGGATCTTTTTCGATCGGATGCTGTGTGATTATAACAGGGTAGTCTTGACTAAAAGCAGTCGTAACGTTTAGATTAATTGTGACCGTTTTGCCGTCTTGGACTCCTGTGATACCAAGCGTTTCCCTACCTGTAAAAAAACCTGTTATGCTCATGTGGGCGCAAGTCCTAAAGATATACGGACTTCATTTTCGTTTTCCTTGGCGCTTTTCTTGACCTCGTCCCAAAAGCTAGATGCGACACCTGCAGCATTGTCGCCTGATATAAGTATATTACCAAAATTGAATTGAATTGGCGTACCCGAAGGAGTCGACACAGAACCGCGAGACCCAAGCGCTGCTTTGATTTCGTGGTTAGGGATAATTGTACCGGGCTTGCTAAAAGTCCTAAGCTCGGGCCCATCTTCGCCTACGATGTAATCCTTATCAGGTTCAATAGGTCCGCCGAATTGTCGCGCCTCGATAAGCGGGATTTGCGGAAAAACTCTTTTTAGAAGCGGGCTCGAAGAAAGAGAAGAGTTAATCTGAGATATTAACTCATTAATCATGTCCACAAAAACAGACTTGAGCCCGTCAAAATCAAACAAGGAATTTAATCCCGTATTGATAGAATCTAGGATCGATACAAAAATATCCTTTGCCGCATTTTTGAGTGAGACCAATTGATCAATCAAAGGTTTTAAAAATGGGATGGACTCAATCTTTTTAAAAATCCAGTCAAACGCAAAGGCGATTTCGTCCCGAAAAAGATAAAGGGCTGAAATGGGGAATAGATATACGATTAAAAGTTTAGCCGCAAGCGCCGCCGCGTCCAAAAGAAAATCCAAAGTCTTATCCCAAGCGTTTTTGATCCAAGTCGTAATTTTGTCCCACTGTGTATGTATCACTGTAGCTAACACGGCGAGACCCATAACTAACGTAGCCGGTAAAAAAGCAATTGCAGCCACAACACCGGCGACAACTAACAGAACCTTTTTAATCGCTTGGCCGGTATCAGACTCTATAAACTCTTTAAATGAATCCCAAACAGCGCCTAACGTAATTTTTAGATCCTGAAAACCTTTATGTAGATCAGATAACTCGGAGTCGGTAAGCCCAAACCATTTAAGTAGGTCCCCGAAATAAGTCTCACTACCCTCAGGGCCGTGTTCGAAAAATAAATAAATATCCTCAAGCGCTAAGTAAATTGTCGCCAAAGAAGCGGCGACAATAGCCGCGATCGCAATCAATTCACCAAACGCAGCCACCTTGGCGATCGCAATAGCGTCTAACGCGGCTACCCAGGCATAGCTCGCAGAAACCAGTCCCACGCCTATCGTAAGAGCAAGGGCCACAAGAGCAAATCTTAGCCGAGCTGCCGCTTGTGCGCCGTCCGTAAAAAATATCAATATAGGCTTTAGAACCGAAGCGATAAAAACGCCCGCGATTGCTATAGTTTGCTTGATTCCGTCTTGCAAGTTAGACATGAGTCCGCCCCAAGTCTTGGACAACTGATCCATTCCACCTTGAACCCCTTTGAGTTTACCAAGCTCTAATAAGGCGTTTTTGATCGATTCGGGTGTTTTATCTACGGACTTTTTAAAATCCTTAAACTGGACCATTACCTTGTTACCAGCGCCTGACATACGGATACCAAACTCTTTCATTCGCTCAAATTCGCCAGTGGTGGCGTCTAACACCGCTTCGGTGAATTGATCAAAAGACTTACCCTGTGAGGCGGCAACATCTCCAAAACGAGTCATAAGCTCAAGCGTCGGAACAATACCCCGGTTTGCAAATTTGACGTAAGAACCGGCAACCTCCGCCATTTCGTAGGGCGTGGTTTTTGCAAACTCCTGCACGTCCTGAAGAGCAGATTTAGCTAATTTAGAGGAACCTAATGTAGTCGTTAAAACCGTTTCGTATTTTTCGAGCTGGCCTGCTTGTTCAAGGGCGGAACTAAAAAAACCAGATAAAGAGAGAGTAAGTCCCGTGGCTGCAAGACCACTCATAAGGCTAACCCAGCCCACAGTCTTAATTTTGGATTGCTCGATATGTCCCGATATAGACTGTATCTCTCTATCTAATAGACCCGCCGCTTTTGCAGTGTCCTTAAATTCGTCCGCAAGCTTAAAATCGGATATAGTCTTAGAAATTAATTTATTTAATTGAGCTTCGGAAATACCTAATGATTTTGACATACTTTGAATTTGTTCGAGCGTCGGAGTAATCACCTCGGGCGGAATCGGAGAGGCTGGTGGGTTAGCTTTTAGTGTTTTTAAGTGTTCAACGATTTTTACAATCTCTTGATCCGTCAAGCCAGCAGCCCGCGCCGTCCGTTCAAACTCGTCCGCAAGCTTAAAATCGGATCTAGTCTTAGAGATAAGTTGAGTAAGGTCATCATCTGCAACGCCTAAATATTTTGACATGCTTTGGATTTGTTCGCTTGTCGCCGAAATGTTATCCGGTATTTGTGTAAAAGTCTCAAAACTATGAGCGAGTCCACCGACCTCTTTAGTAAGAAGACCCATGGATTCACTCGTATACCTAACTTGCGGGATGATCGACCCGAATTTATGAGCAAGGCCGTCTGTGACTTGATCCAAATAGGATAAATGTCCGCCGACCTCGCCGATACCGTCGGCGGTAATCTTAAAACTTAGTCGTTTGATTACTTGATCACTCATTCCGTGGTGCCTATTATAGCCACTCTATACACTCGATTGTCATATTCGATTTTGCGACGAATGACCTCTTCAATTTCTAAAAGTCGCATAGGATGCGCGTCTTGGATTGTGTTTTCGCCGAATTGAGACAAGCCGTATATAAAAGCATTATAATATAATAATTTTACGTCAACCCTGCGGCTCGCCTCCGCCCGAAGCTCCTCCAGCGTCGGATCTTGTTGTAAGCTCGAAAACGTCGGCGAATAAATCCCCGTCGAGAAATCGAGCGATAACCCTCTGCCAAATCGGGAACAAGGCCGGGTGAATCTTATCAACATCAATTTTTTTGCGTGTATTGGCTCCGAACTGCTCGATAAGATCACGTTCTAGTTCGGTATTCCCTTCAGAAAGAGGGAAGGCACATTTTGAAAAAAACTCTCTTGTTCTTAAAGAAAGTTTAATTTTCGTTTCGTCCCCTTTTTGTTCGATCATCCTTTCAGACATTTTTTCGACGTAACTATTCCCCGGATATTGCAAACGATAGAGCTCACTAGGAATTGGTGTTCCGTCTTTAAAAAATTGGATATATAGCGTTTCGTCGCCAGCTACACCTACAATTTCGACTTCTATTTTTTTGCTCATTTTTTACCTCTATAAAACTGAATTTAAATAAACTTCGTTATAACCCAAAAGCAAAATCTTCCACGCAAGATTAGCAAATCCCTTATTCCCTATACCTAAATTAGGTTTTTCTAAAATACGACAATTAGAGGACATACCTTTGTATTTTGGAGCAGAATCGTTTTGAATCAAAAGACCGAAACGAGTCCCGGTATTTTTTAAAATCTCGAGGGTCGAAATTGCGGGCGCATTTGGTAGATACTTTAATTCCAAAACGCCTACGTCTTTTACGCTGTCGCCCACCCAAACCTCACCGCCTATCCCTACTTTATACTTTAAAAGCTTAGGGTCCTCTTTTGTGACCCCAAGAAACGAACTCTCTTCTAAGACTATCCCCGCCGTAACGTCCACCGGAGCCGGTGTAAGGAGAGTGACGCTCAATGCCTCAAAGCGAAAAATTTTTTTATACATATATTATAATATTATAATTATAAGAAAGTCAAAGTTCCGGACGTAGCACGTAATTTGTAGTCATAATCCGCAAAACCAGACTTACCGTTTATGGACGTCTTAGGCGACTCCATAATCACACACTCGTTACCGATGAATTTCACAGCAGGCGACGAGTCGTTTGTAAAATGAAACTCAAAAGGCTCCTTGGATTCACGAAGTTCGTGAAAAAACGGCACATGGAGCGAGGAAGGTAGATACTTAAGAGTTAAGATTTGACTATTGCCTATGCCCTCATTTACGTTGATGGAATAACTTTCACCGCGCAGACCCTTACGAGTGGTAGTTTCTTCTTTTGTTTCCGGCTCTAGACTAAGAAAATCGCCCTCCAGAGATAGGCCGTCCGTGACATCCCGGGGGATACCGTTTCTTATCGCGATTGCAGTAAATTTAGATAAATCAAATTGACGATTTGGCATTTTGGCTATACCCCCATAGTACCAGATATTTCGATTTTGTTAATCCCGCCGGAAATAGTTGCTGAAAAGCTAATATTCGAAACTTTGCGATTTGCTCGGTCGTTTGCAGGAATGTCCGAAAGAGATTCGGGCATTTTTAGCCTGTATTGAAAATCGTTTAAATCGGAGCGAGAACGTCCGTCGTCGTCCTCTACGCGTGCAATGATACCACGTCTACCGCAATCTCTAAAAACTTCGCGTAAAGTTGCCTCAATCAACTTAAGCCCGTTTAGAGTCATCGATATTTTATCGTTATTGATCTTCAGTGAATGGTACGCTTCTTGCAGCCTCGCTTTGAGATAATCTCGTCCGTTGATAGTATCAATATACTGGCCGGACATAGTTGTTCCTTCCCAAAAAACATTTACCCCGCCCATTTCACGAATTAGATTACCGTGTTTTGCCAAAATTTGAGATTGTTCGGACTGAGTGACGTCTGAATTTTTTTGCCGCTTAACGCCTTGGAGTCCCAAGTCACAGATCCTATTGGCATCCGCCGCAACGTCCAAAAAACTTGCCCC